ATTGACCTGAAACCAGGAGTCAATGCCATCACGGGTTCAAATCTTGATAAAGAAGACTCTGCCAACGGTTGCGGCAAATCTGCTATTACAGAAATTCTTTATTTTGCCATATATGGCAATACCTTACGAGAAATTGGTAATGATTTCATTACCAACTCTTTTACCAAAGGAGACTGCGAAGTGTCGCTAACCTTTGATGCGACTTTTAATAACAATACAGACACATACAAAATAGTTCGGAAGTTGAATCCAACCAAATGCTCTTTATACAAAAACAATGAAGACATTACAAGATCTACTTTAGCAAAGACAAATAAACTCATCCAAGACCTGCTACGAACCCCCGCTACTGTGTTTCAACACTCGGTTATTATGTCTGCTAATAATGCTCAGCCATTTATGGCTCTGAAGAAAACAGACCGCCGCAAATTCGTTGAAAGTGTTCTTGGTTTAGAGGTCTTCACCGCAATGGTCTTAAAAGCTAGAGACGATTACTCAATTGCTAAAAAGGATTACGAAATTAACTATAACAAGTTTGAGCAAACCCAAACAGAATTAGTCTTTAATAAGTCTCAGTTTGAAAATTACGAAGCTAACAAACAAGAGCGATTGAAACGTCTTGAGGAAAAGAAAAAGAAAATCGAAGGAGACATTCTAAGCCTCAAAGAAAAACTCCACCCCGAATCCGCTTTGGATTTCTCTGTCTACGATAAAGATATTAAAACCACTGCAGCCTTGAGCGACGATTGCGGCTTACGTATTGCAGATATGCAAGGCAAATATCACAGAACACAAGCAGAAATCTCTTCTCTTAATAAACAGATTAAAGAGCTGCAGACAGAGAAGCAAACTTGCCCTACTTGCAAAAGAGATTACTCTGCAGAACACACTTCCCACATCGTTGCATCCATCGACGAAAAGCAGAAAAAAATTGAACAAATCAAAACTTTTGAAGATAAAATTGTAACCGCCATAAAAGAATTACAGCAAAAGGCTCAAGTAGCAGAAACGCTTAACGAAACGGCAAAAAAGTCAAAGGCTCTTGTCGAACGTCAGATTGCAGAAAACAAATCTGTTCTTGCAAGCATCGGTCATTTATCAACTAACATCACAGACATAGAAGACGACATTGCCCAGATTAGACAAGAACAGAATAACGAACTTAAAGGCAAACTCGTATCTCTAACCAAATCGTTCAACGAGTTAGATAAAAAGGTACAGACTTTAAATAACGACCTCAATGTTTTAGAGGCTGTAAAGTTTGTTATTTCTGAAGAAGGCATAAAATCGTTTATCGTCAAGAAGATTCTTCAAGTGTTGAATGCTCGTTTGGCATATTATCTCAAGAAGCTCGAAACGAATTGTCTCTGTCGCTTTAACGAATTCTTTGAAGAGGAAATTATTGACGAGAAGAAGCAATCTAAGTCTTATTTTAACTTCTCTGGAGGAGAGCGTAAGAGAATTGATTTGGCGTGTTTGTTTGCTTTTGCGGATATTCGTCGCCTACAAGGGGATGTAAATTTTAGCACTGTCTTTTACGACGAACTCTTGGATTCTTCGCTGGACGATAAAGGAGTTCATTTGACACTAAAAATCCTTCGGGAGCGATATCAAGAAAACAACGAGTCTTGCTATATCATTACACATCGGGGAAATCACGTTGTCACGAAGGCTGAACACAATATTCACGTAACAAAACAGAACGGAATTAGCACGGTTTTGTGCTAGACCTGAAGGAAACGGAGAGGTAATTAGAGTTTATGGCTCAACCTATTCCGTTTGGTATCCAGAATGTTCTCGGAGCACCACCTTGCATTCCTTTTGGGGCTCCGACTCCTGTATATCTCAGCCGTAACGCTCCCCAGCCTAATGTTCCCGCCGTTCCGAGTACAGGTCTTAAAAGATCAGTAAACTTTCTAGCGGATTACGGTGGATGTGGATTCTATAGATGTATTGCTCCTAACCTGCTTCTGAATTTGCACGAGAAGGCAGTAATCATGGAAACCACCACTATGATTTTGGATCCGCGATATTATGCTACCGTGGAGTCTGTTAAGTTTCAACGACAGGCTACTACTGTACAAAAAGATTTTGTTACGCTTGTGCAGCAGTGTGTTAAACAAGCAGATCCCAAGAAGCGATTAATCTATGAAGTGGACGACGTTGTCTTTGCTGAGGACATTCCGTTGTATAATCGTAATAGAGATGCTTTTACTTCTTCAGAGATTCAAAACAACATCAAACAAATTTTGTCGATGATGGACGAAGTGGTGGTTACTACCGAATACTTTAGAGATTACGTCAAATACAAAACAGGACTCACTAACGTTTCATATATTCCAAACTACTTGATGAAATGGTGGTTTGATAGATACTACAACTTAGGTAACCTCGTTAAGGAATTCGAGAAAAACAAGAAGAAGCCAAAAATTGCAATCTTTGCGTCTGGAACTCACATCGATGCTTTGAACAAAACGAACTTTCAAGATGATTTTGCTTCAGTAGTTGATCACATCATCAAAACCAGAAAAGACTTTGAATGGAATTTTTACGGATCTTATCCGTTTCATATCCGGCCATACATTCAAAGCGGAGAAGTTAAAGTACACAATTGGACACAGCTTCCAAACTTTGCAGAGACTGTAGGTACTTGTGGAGCACAAGTAACTTTTGCTGCTTTGCAAGACAACGAGTTTAATCGTTGCAAGTCTAATATCAAACTTATCGAGTCCGGAGCAGTCGGGTTGCCTTGTGTATGCCCTGACATGGTCACTTACAAAGACGCTCATCTGAAATATAAAAACGGAGATGACTTTATCGATTGCATCAAGCACGTAACAAAAAACCAAACCGTTTATGCTGATTATTGCAAGAAGGCTCGAACCCTTGCGGATAAATATTGGTTAGATACTCCCGACAATTTAATGAAGCATTATGAAATGTATTTCACTGCTTTCGGTTCTGCGGAAAGAAAATTAATTGTTTGATTTGTCCTAATTTTTGTATTACCATTATATGGTATGTACAGATCTGTAAGTTATAACCCTTTCGACGAGTGTGTCTTTCTGCGGACTTGGTCCGAAGACGGAAGGCGTATTGATACCGAGGTTTCTTTCAAGCCGTATTTGTATGTGGAGAAAGAAGAAGCAAAGGATGCTGTCTCTATCTTCAAAACATCTTTGTTAAAAAAGTCTTTTACGAGCAGCTTTGACCGAAGAAAGTTTGTAGATAAACATCCTTCCACGCGGTTGTTTTATAACATAAATCCTGAACAGCAATTCTTGATTGACTCCTTCAAGGAAATTAACAACACGCCGGAGTTTTCAAGATTTCCGTTGAAGGTAATGTTCTTAGATATCGAAACCTTTTCTGTGGGGGAATTCCCGGTTCCGGAAAAGGCCAAGGATCCGATTAATCTCATTACAATATACGATTCCCTTACGAAACATTACCATACGTGGGGTTTGTATGAACAATACGAAAACGAAGACGAAGATCATATCTATTATCGTTGTAAAGACGAGAAGGATTTGATACTCCGTTTCGTGGATTATTGGAAGTCTGATTATCCAGACGTTGTGTCTGGATGGAATTCTGCTGGATTTGATATTCCTTACTTGATTAACAGATTCGTAAAACTCTTCGGAGAAGATTTTTTGCGGCAACTATCGCCGGTTGGAAGAGTTCACGGCAGAATGACTCACGTTAACGATTTCGGTAAGGAAATCTTTAAGTGGACAATCAGCGGAGTCAATTGTATCGATTATCTTGAAATCTATAAGACGTTTTCTGTCGGGGAAAGAGAGTCCTATTCTCTGAATTATATCGCAGAGCTAGAATTAGGTACAGGCAAGGTTGCTTACAACGCAACAAGTTTGGCAGAATTATCTCAAACTGATTGGAAACTTTTCGTCGATTACAACATTCAAGACGTACGGCTTCTTGTTGGACTAGAAGACAAGCTCAAGTACTTGCAGATTGTTCGACTATTGGCATATAAAGGGTGTACGAACTTCGAAGCGGCCTTAGGAAAGGTAGCAATTGTTACTGGCGCTGTGGCGATTCAGGCTTACAAACAAGGGTTTGTAATTCCTACTTTTGGAGGTTCGGCTGACCGAGAATCTTACGAGGGCGGATATGTAATGGATCCAAAGAAAGGATTGCAAACAGGCATTGTAAGTTTTGACGTTAACTCTTTGTATCCAAATACAATTATCACTCTTAACATTTCTCCTGAAACCAAGTTAGGTAAAATTGTCGAGGGAGATTTTGATAACGACTCGAAAGTAACATTACGACTAATAAACGGCAAAACACATACAATTTCCGTCGAAGACTTAAAGTCGTTCTTGATCAAAGAAAAGATTGCCCTCTCGAAGGCGGGCGTTTTGTATTCACAAAAGACTAAGGGAGTAATTCCTAATCTTATTGACGAAATCTATAAAGAGCGAGTAACCGCTAAGAACGAGTTATCTAAGCTAAAGAAAAGCAAGAAAAACGACTTCGATACCCAACGACAAATGGAGTATCTGAATACGCTCCAGTATACCTTGAAGATTTACTTGAACAGCATCTATGGCACCTTTGCCAACAAGCATTCATCCTTAATGGATATTGACAATGCAATGTCTATTACAGTCACGGGACAAAACGTTGCCCGAGCAGGAGCCCAGATAGTAGAGGAACTAGCAAAGGCCAAATATGATGTACCTCCTGGTTCTACAACGCTTTATCAGGATACCGATTCGATTTATATTACCATCGAACCAATTCTGCAGAAGTTGGGTTTGTCGTTAACAGAGAGCGGAAAGATTCCTGATGCGGTTCACAAAATTGTTAGTGATATCGACAAGGAAGTTAACGAGAAAATTATTGATTGGGCTAATAGAAATCTGTTTTCAACTGATGCTCGATATGTATTCAAACGGGAAGTTATTGCAGACGTCGGTGTTTTTCTGCAAAAGAAGAGATATATTCTTCATGTACTGGACGAAGAGGGAGTAGCCACGGACAAATTTAAATATGTGGGTGTCGAACTGGTACGCTCGACTACTCCGAAGAAAGTTAAGTCTCTAATCGAAAGCATCACGAGAAACTCATTACTGTCTCGAGATGTCAAAGTAGCGAATGGCATATACAGAGATTCATATGATCAGTTTTGTTTGCTCAATAACGACGACATTGCTTTTCGTTCTTCTATTAACAATTTGCAGAAGTATACGGAAGGAGCGTCTCTTTCGAAATTTAAGCCAGCTACCCCGTCTCATGTTAAGGGAGCAATCGCGTTCAATTTGCTTATCAAGCAAATGTCCCTAGAAGACAAGTTCCCAAAGATTGAGACGGGCCAGAAAGTAAAAAAGGTGTATTTGAATAAAAATCGTTTTAACTTGGATGCATTGTCTTATCCTTCTGAACTTCCAAAGGAGTTTAATTTGACTGTCGATTTTGATAGAATGTTTGCTAAGTTAGTAACACAGCCAATCGAGAGATTGTATGAAGCTATTGGCTGGAGATTACCAGTCGTTGGCAAAGAAGTACAGACCGATTTATTTGAAATGTTCGGGATGTGAGTTGATTTACAACTAAACCGTTTTAAGATTTAAAATCATGAGTAACCAAACAACACAACCAATCGTGTTCCTCGATAACATCGGGCGAACAATTATTGCCAAAACAGTAACCGAAACCGACAGTACACTCGTCGTGC